CTGGCGATTATGGGCGAGACACCTCGCACCTGTCCCTTGCCGAGCACGGGGCATACACCTTGCTGATGGATCACTACTACAGCACCGAGAAGCCGATCAAAACCCAGCCGGATATGCTCTATCGTTTGTGCCGCGCATTTTCGGACGAAGAGCGTGCGGCGGTGCTCCGGGTGGCTGACGAGTTCTTCCCGATTGGCGAAGACGGCTTGCGCCACAATGCAAGAGCTGATCGCCAGATTCCAAAGGAAAGGAAAGCTATTGATTCCGCTAGGGAAAACGGGAAGTTAGGGGGGCGTCCTGTCGCCCCTGTCGTGACTGAATCAGTAGTCGGAGCACAACCGGATCAAAACCCGCCGGTTATGATTATCGGAACCGGATCAGAACCCGGATCAAAAACTCACCCACACCCTCTCCCTATAAAAGAAGAAGCAAGATCAAAAGCTATTGCGCAACCTGTTGCGCGACGGTTCGACGAGTTCTGGCTGGCATACCCAAATCGGAAGGGGAAAGCGGGCGCGCTGGCGAAATGGAAGGCGAACGGCTATGACGAGATTGCAGACAAGATTCTCGAAGACGTGCGACGGCGGCAGGTCTTGGATCGGGACTGGCTGAGAGGGTTTATCCCGCATGGCAAGACGTACGTGAACTCGAAAGGCTGGGAAGACGACATTCCCACAATCAGGCAGGAGAACGGCAATGGAACCCATCAACCCGCAGAAAGCGCTTCAGGACGTGCAGAACGAAAAGGCAACGAACACCTTGCCCGACTTGAGGAAGCCGAGAGACGCGGCAATGGTGAGATTCTGGCAGCGCATGGCCGCGATCTACGGCCATAAGTGGACCTCAGCGTATGGCGATACCCCATTTGACGACGAAGGGGTTTTGACCTTGGCCGGGGATACGTGGCAGCGCGGCCTTACTGGCGTTGCTGAACAAGACATTGCCAAAGGCTTGCAGGCTGCACTCATGAGCGCTGATGGCTGGCCACCGACACTCCCTGCATTCCGTGCGCTTTGCTTCGATATCCCGGCCTTCTCGGTTGTGCGGCGCGAGGTATCGAATAGCATGCTTACCGAGTTCAAAACTAACCGCAGCGGCTTCACTAAGGTCGTCCTGTCTCGCTTGGATACCTATCGCTGGCAGCGTATGGATCAGGACAAGGGCGATCGGCTGTTGAGGGAGGCATACGACGAGGCCGTTCAATACATCCTTACAGGCGGGCAACTGCCGGACGAATACTTGGCTATCCCGAAAGAGACGCAGAAATCTACTGAGCCTGAGCGCACGCCGGAGGAACAGGCCGAGATTGCCCGCAAGGCTCAGGAAGCTATAGACGAACTCAAGTCCAGATTCGGACAATCCGAGGAATCCGGGATAGCCTGACAAAAGAAACCCCCGCGACATGACAGTGTCCGAGGGCGTGGCAGTTGGACCAATCAACTACGAGGGAATTATGTCATATCAGGATTTCATCGCAACAAAGCGACACCTGATCGGGGATTTTGGTTTCGATCCCGATTGGATGCCGGGCGGGTCATTCGATTTTCAGGAGTCGATCATCGATCGTTCCGTCCGCAAGGGGCGCATAGGGGTGTTCGCCGATACCGGTCTCGGAAAGACGCTTATTCAATTGGCAATCGCCTTCAACATCGTCCGCAAGACCAATCAGCGCGTTCTGATCCTGACCCCGTTGGCGGTGGCATTCCAGTTCATCGACGAAGCTACCCGCATCGGGATTGATGACATTGCACACTCCCGCGCTGGCGAGTTGGGCGCGAAGATTGTCGTCTGCAACTACGAACGGTTGCACCTGTTGAACCCGGATGATTTCGTGTGCGTGATGCTGGATGAATCGAGCATCCTGAAAAACTTCAACGGCAAGACTCGCGACCAGATTGTCGCGTTCATCAAGCAAGTGAAGTACCGCTATCTGTCCACCGCTACGCCATCGCCGAATGACTTCATCGAACTCGGCAACAGTTCCGAGGCACTCGGCTACATGGGCTATATGGACATGCTGTCGAAGTTCTTCAAATCGAACCAGGGCAGCGCGGACAGCAACAACCGAAACATCGGCGAGAAGTTCTATTTGAAGCCACATGCTGAAAAAGACTTTTTCGCATGGGTCAATCAGTGGTCGATCATGGTCAAGCGGCCATCCGATCTTGGGTTCAGCGATGCACTGCACAACCTGCCCGAACTTAAGACCGTTTCGCACGTTGTCGAGAACAACTCCCCGTTCGTCATCAACGGGCAGGGATCACTGTTCACGGTTCAGGCTCGCACCATGTCGGAAGTTCGCGAAGAACAGAAGATGACCGTAGAGGCCAGATGCGAACAGGCGGTTGAACTGGCGCAAGGGAAAACGTCTGTCTACTGGACGAACTTGAATCAGGAAAGCAGCCTTCTGGCCAGCCTGGATTCTGATGCCGTCGAGATTCGCGGAGACATGACGCTAGACCGCAAGGAGGAATTGCTAGTTGCGTTTGCGGCTGGCCAGATCAAGCGGCTGGTGACTAAGGCCCGAATGACTGGAATGGGATTGAACTGGCAGCACTGCAATCACACGGTGTTCTTCCCAACATGGAGCTATGAGCAGTACTACCAAGCTATCCGGCGATTCTGGCGATTCGGGCAGAAAAGCGCAGTGACCTGTGACGTGGTTGTTTCGAGTGGGCAAGAGCGCGTGTTGCAGGCACTCCAAGAAAAGACGGCCAAGGCCATCGAACTATACGAAAACCTTGTGGCCGCAGCGAATCAAGACTTCACGCACATTCTGAAACCATTCGACAAAACCGTAGCCCTTCCGGAGTTCCTGAAATGACCACGAAAGAACAGACCATCACCGAAAACTATGCCATCTATGCCAGCGATTGCATGGAAGTATTGCCGACCATACCGGCCGAGTCGATTGACCTGTCGATCTATTCGCCGCCGTTCGCTGGCCTGTACAACTACAGCAGTAGCGAGCGCGACTTTTCAAACTGCGAGAACAAAGAACAATTCCTTGAGCAATACGATTTCCTGATTGCTGAAATGGCTCGCGTGACAAAGCTTGGAAGGATCAACGCTGTGCATTGCACGGATGTATTCGACAACTCGTGCCGCTTGTGGGATTTCCCGCATGAGGTCATCCGATTGCACGAAAAGCATGGGTTTCAGTACCGCAACCGCATCACCATATGGAAGGAGCCTTTGAAGGTTCGTATGCGCACGATGGTCAAGAGCCTTATGCACAAGCTGATCGTCGAGGATTCGACGCAGTGTTTCACGGCCATGCCTGATTACGTTCTGATCTTCACGAAGAAAGGCGAGAACGCGGTACCGGTCACGCATCCATCTGGACTGACCCGGTATTTCGGCGACACGCCAATCCTGCCGAATATCCTGAACGCCTGGAACAACGCGAACGAATCGAAGCTGACTGCGCCGGAGCTTTGGGAATACCTGAAATCGAACTTCGCAGATCACGACGACCCGAAGAGCAACAAGCTGTCGCACTACATCTGGCAGCGGTACGCTTCAAGCGTGTGGGATGACATTCGCATCGACAACGTGTTGCCGTTTCGCGATAGCCGGGAGGAAGATGACGAGAAGCATGTTCACCCGTTGCAACTGGACGTTATCGACCGCCTTGTCGAGTTGTACAGCAATCCCGGCGAAGTGGTGCTTACCCCATTCATGGGCGTAGGCAGCGAGGTCTATAGCCCGGTGTCACTTGGCCGCAAGGCTATCGGCATCGAGTTGAAGGACAGCTACTACAAGCAGGCGTGTCTGAACCTGGAACTGGCGGAAAATCGTTTCGCTGACGAAGCCTTCTCACAGCAGGACAAATTGCTATGAACACCACCCGCCAAAAAGTCATCTGGCTACTTGAGCGCGCAGAACTCACCGCGCACCAGCTATCACAGTGCTGTGGGTGTTCGGTTTCTGCTGTCAAGCGTGCCCTGTACATGATCGGCGCGAGCGTTGTTGGATCGCAGAAGGGCACCGGCGGCAGGCCGTGGAATGTCTACACCATCCGATGACTTGGCCGAAATTGCTGGGAAGGTCGAAAAGATCGTCCGCGACTTGCAGGCAGAGAAGGAACAAAACCGCCGCGACTTCCCGCTGATGGCGAGCTACCTGAAATTGCTGGAACGCTTCAGTCCTCGCGCGATATTCGCCGAGGAAAACGGACGGAGGATAGGACGTGAGTAATCTGCGGAGTATTGGGGACGTGGCACGCAGGCATTTGGACAGGCTG